TTATTCCGTTATGCTGTCCGGATGTTCCCGGAATAGGTGTCCGGATGTCGCCGAAATACGCATTTATAAACAGAAATGCTCCTGTAATACATTTGCCACTGAATAAACTAACACATGTATCATTAGAAACAGAACAAGAAATCATAGAGAAAAATAAAAGTGTTGTGGGCAGGGCGGCAGTTGGTACATTAATAGCAGGGCCATTAGGAGCTATTGTAGGGGGAATGTCCGGTATAGGCACAAAGAAAAAGAAAGGAAAGGAAAAAGCTATTCTAACAATTGGATACACAGAGGGAGAATTGGTATTTATTGAGGATAAGAATATAACGATTACAAATTTTTATAACAAGTTAAGAAAATATATACCTAGCGGCGGAACTGAAATAAAATCAGGTCATATTAGACTGTAAATTAAATATTAAGATTAAAGCACTTGCTTCAAGCAGGTGCTTTTTGTTTGGTGATTTTATGGCCAGAGAATTTGCTAAAAGCTTTTACAACTCAAGAGCATGGAAAGAATGCAGGGAGGCGTATAGGCAATCAGTCAACGGATTATGTGAACGATGCTTAGAAAGAGGATTGTATGTGCCAGGAGATGAAGTACATCATAAAGTATATCTTACACCGGAGAACATAAACAATCCAGAGATAGCTCTATCCTGGGATAACCTTGAATTGTTATGTGCGACTTGCCATAGCAAGGAACACAATGAGAAGTATAGTCCATTGAGAGAAGGATTTGGATTTGATGAGAATGGGGATTTGATAAGGAGTGAGTGATTATGATTGTAACTTATAACGAGAATATGGAACCAATAATCAAGCTAAATAAAGTGGGATGATTACTCCTATTAGAAAAGCAAGGATACCTATACCCCCCTATAAATAAAGTGGGTGTTGGCTGTGTGAATACCACGTGCCCAACTCTCAAAAACCTGGGAAAGTTTCCGTACATGAGGGGGGCAAAGTAGGGTGGGGAATACCACTTAAAAAGGTGGTGAAAATATGAGGCTTTACGATGAGATAGAAAAAGATAAACAGATTAAAAAAGAGATAAAGAGACTTAGACAACTTTTTAAAGACTTACCGCCAAATAAAAAGAAGGCTGCTGAAGGATTGATACAAGAAGCTGCATTTATGAAGGTTACACTAGAAGAAACAAGGCACATCATAGACAAAGAGGGTATACTGGAGAACTTTGAACAAGGTAAACAGAAGTTTGTAAGAGAACATCCAGCTACAAAGGTCTATAATACGATGGTTCAACGCTATTCTACAGTATGTAAACAAATATTTGATATGCTTCCAGAGGAGACAAGCAAAGAGGCAGAAGATGAGCTGATGGCTTTTGTTAAAAAGGTGAGGAAGTAATGAAGAACTACATTCTTGAGTATTGGGATAAGATTCAAAAGGGTGAAATAGTTGCATGTAGGAGATTAAAACAACAATATCAAAAGTTAGTGGATGAACTTAACAATCCAAAGGACCCTTGGGTGTTTGATATAGAAAGAGCCAATCAACCAATTGAATTTATAGAACGATTCTGTAAGCACAGCAAAAGTAAATGGATAGGTAAACCTGTTAAGCTTGAACTATTCCAAAAAGCTCAATTACAGGCGATATATGGATTCGTTCATAAAGAAACAGGTTTAAGACGATGCAGAGAGGTTTTTACTCTAGTAGGTAGAAAGAACGGAAAGTCAACGTTAAAGGCAGCAACAGGCATATACATGATGGTTGGCGATGGTGAGGGCGGTAGTGAAGTGTACAGTTTGGCGACCAAAAAAGACCAGGCAAGAATAGTTTTTACTGAAGCGGTTAACATGGTTGCTCAATCTCCTTATTTGTCCAAACACATTAAAAAGCGTAAAACTGATTTATATTTTCCTATAACGTTTAGTAAATTTGAACCACTATCAAGCGATTCTAATAGTCTAGATGGTCTAAACGTTCACTATGGTATTATAGACGAATTGCATGCTATAAAAGATAGAAATCTTTACGATGTTATTAAACAAGCAATGACAGCCAGGGAGCAGCCTATTTTAGACATAATAACTACAGCAGGCTTTGTAAGGGAATGTATCTATGACAGTATATACGATTATGCATGCAATGTACTAGATGGATTTGTAGAGGATGAAAGATTTTTAGCTTTTATATACGAATTGGATGATAGAGAAGAATGGACAGACTTTAGAATGTGGGAGAAGGCTAACCCTGGACTTGGTACGATTAAAAGTTATGAGGAACTTGCTGCTAATGTAGAAAGAGCGAAAAACGACCCCGATTTTTTACCAACAGTGCTTACAAAGGATTTCAATGTTAGGGACACTGTAGCAGGAACATGGTTGACGTTCGACCAAATAAATAATACAGAAACTTTTGATATAGAAGAACTAAAAGGCAGTTATGCAATTGGTGGTGCTGACTTGTCCAGTACAACAGATTTAAGCTGCGCAACGCTTCTAATCATGAAACCTAATAGTGATAAAAAATACTGTATACAGCAATACTTCCTACCTGCTGAATTATTAGAACAAAGAGTAAGAGAGGATAAAATACCTTATGATAAATGGGCACAAAGAGGATTGTTAACGTTATGTGAAGGAAATAAAATCAATTATTCTGATATAACCGCATGGTTTAAAAAGATGTATGAGCAATATCAGATTATTCCACTTTGGATTGGTTACGACCCTTGGAACGCACAATATTGGATACAGGAAATGAAAGACTTGAACTTTAACATGATTGAAGTAAGACAAGGATTTAAGACGTTAAGTCAGCCAATGAAGGAACTAGCAGCGGATTTAATGGCAAAAAGAATCAACTATAACAACAATCCAATCCTGAAATGGTGTCTAACTAATGTGAACGTCAAACGAGATGATAATGACAATATAAAACCTATTAAAGGCAAGAATCAGAGGCAGCGTATAGATGGCGCTGTCTCTTTATTAATTGCATATACAGTTTTATTCAATAACTTGCAAGACTACATCAACATTATCTAGTTTAAGGGCGGGAGGTAAAAAAGTGGGGCTATTTGAAAAGATATTCAAACGACCTACTACCAAACAAATAGAAGGATATTTCAAAATGCTAAATGGATATACGCCAGTATTTACGACATATGAAGGCGGAGTATATGAGATGGAGCTAACAAGGGCAGCGATACATGCTATAGCAACGCAATTTTCAAAACTCAAACCTGAAATACAAGGTAATGCATACAAAGAGTTATCTAAAAGACTTCAATTTAGACCTAATCCTTTCATGGACACATCAAAATTCCTTTACAGACTTGCAACGATATTGCACGTACAAAATACCGCTTTTATAGTACCGATTACAGACGATTCTGGTGAAGTGATAACAGGGTATTATCCAATTTTGCCTTCTAGGTGTGAAGTAGTAGAGTACAAAGGTCAGCCTTGGTTACGCTATACGTTTAGTACAGGGCAAAAGGCAGCAATAGAATTTGAAAAAGTAGGAATCATGACACTATTTCAATACAAAAATGACTTTTTTGGTGAAAACAATAACGCCCTAAATCCTACTATGCAATTAATGCATACACCAATAACGCCCTAAATCCTACTATGCAATTAATGCATACACAGAATCAAGGAATCATTGAAGGCGTAAAGCAATCAGCTAATATAAGATTCTTAGCGAAATTAGCTAATATTTTTAAATCAGACGATATTGAGGCAGAAAGAAAAAGGTTTGTCGAAACAAACTTAAGGGCTGACAACAATGGCGGCGTATTGATATTTGATAACAAATACGCTGATNNATAATTGACGCTGCACAAGTAGAACACATAAAAAACAATGTGTTTAATTACTTTGGTGTAAACGAAAAGATCTTACAAAATAACTTCAATGAAGATGAATGGAACGCATTTTATGAGGGCAAAATCGAACCTTTAGCAATTCAATTAAGTTTAGTTATGACAAATATGACTTTTACAGACAGAGAGATAGCCTTTGGAAATCAAATAATCTTTACCGCTAACAGGCTTCAATATGCGAGCAATCAATCAAAACTTAATATAGTTACTCAATTATTTGATAGAGGACTAATAACACGTAATGAAGGTAGAGAAGTGTTTAATATGTCTCCTTTGGACGATGGAGATAAGTATTATATCCGCAAAGAATATGCTGAAGTTAGCAAACTCAACGAATCACAAGGCTTAGGAGGTGAAGAAGATGCCTTACAAACCAGCACAGAGGGAATACAGAGCGGTAGTCCTTCCACTACAGACACAGGAGACGAATAAAAGAATTGATACAGATTACTATGTAGAA